AGAAATAATGAAACTAAACTATAAGTTTAAAACTCAGCCCTTCGAACATCAATTGAAGGCCCTTGGATGCTCATGGAATAAGGAGTCTTTTGCCTATTTTATGGAAATGGGAACTGGTAAATCGAAAGTCCTGATTGATAATATTGCTATGTTATATGACAAAGGATTCATAAATGGGGCTCTAATTGTTGCTCCTAAAGGTGTCTACACAAACTGGAAAAGTGAACAAATCCAACAACATATGCCAGATCATGTGATCTATAAAATTGTGGTGTGGAATCCTAGTCCAACTAAGAAAGAAAAGGAAGAAATAAATTCACTGTTTAAAGAAAAAGATTGCTTGACAATATTTCTCATGAACATCGAAGCATTTAGTACGAAGAAGGGACAAGATATTGGAACAAAGTTTTTACTCGGACACAAAGCAATGTTTGCCATTGATGAGTCAACAACAATTAAAACACCAACAGCTGCTAGAACTAAAGCTGTTGTTAAGTTAAGTAAATTAGCACAATATCGTAGAATTCTTACAGGATCTCCTGTTACCAAGAGTCCTTTAGATCTTTATTCACAGGCAGAGTTTCTCGATCCGGCGTTCCTCGACCAACCATCTTTCTGGACGTTTAAGTCCAGGTATTGTGTGATGGTTAAAAGACGGATCAGTGGTTCACATCAATTCAATATGATTGTGAGTTATAAAAATTTAAATGAATTAACAGAGCTTATTGATAAATTTTCTTACAGAGTTTTAAAAGAAGAATGTCTCGACCTTCCTGATAAGATTTATATGAACAGAGAAGTTGAGTTAAGTTCGAAACAAATAGATGCGTATCATCAGATAAAAGAATTTGCTGTAGCTGAACTTAAAGAAGGATCTATGACGACGTTCTCTGCATTGACACAGTTGATGAGACTTCATCAAGTTACTTGTGGATTTATGACTACCGATGACGGTAGGCTCGTCGATTTACATGACGGGAAAGGAAAGATACCTAGACTTGAAACTTTATTAGATGTGTTAGAAGAAGTAGATGGTAAAGTAATTATCTGGGCTAACTATCGACATAACATTAGGCATTTAACTAATGCTCTTAGAAAAAAGTATGGACCTGAAAGTACAGAGAGTTTTTATGGAGACACCAAGCAGCATGAACGAGAGGATATTTTATCACGCTTCATGGCCCCTGACTCCGGGCTCCAGTATCTTGTAGCAAATCCTAGAACAGGTGGTTATGGTTTGAACTTAACTGTATCACATACAATTATTTATTATTCTAATAGTTATGATTTAGAAGTTAGAATGCAGTCTGAAGATCGTATTCATAGGATCGGTCAAACGTCAAAAGCAACATATATTGATTTAGTTGCTAAAAAAACTATTGATGAAAACATCATAAAAGCCCTGAAAACCAAGATAAATCTTGCATCCACAATTTTAGGTGAAGATTTAAAAAAATGGTTGCAATAAGTTATAATATATTATAAAGAGTTATTTAAATGAGGATGGTGCAACATTCTCGGAGTATGGCTGAACAACTGTAACAAAGTAGTAAGGCACATTTAAGGAACGATATGGGCAAATGCCTGAAGGGTCCAAGGGTGGTACTGAAGTACTCGTTAACATTTAGGAAATGTTGATTTGTCGGGAAAAGGTTGGGGGTAGTCAAAGAATCCCCCTACTCACAAAAGAAAGAGAGGAAAAATGTTATATGCAATTTACTTAATAGTTTTAATAAGTTTGTTTATGTATGGCAGACCATACATGGCTAGTATTTTTATTATGTTCATAACATGGCAAATTGTTTCCAGTGAGTGGTATCAATGGATAGTATAAAAAAACAAATTATAGAAGAAGCAAGTAAAGTAGTTTCAAATAGAGAATTTACTCATGGTGAGTGCGTTGAAAACAACAAGAACATTGCAGAATTATGGACAGCTTATTTAGGTGTTCCATTAACAGCTGACGAAGTAGCTATAATGATGATTTTATTAAAGGTGGCTCGAACCAAGTCTAACCCTAAACATAAAGATCATTATGTAGATATGATAGGATATGCTGCAATAGCTGGAGAGATAGTCTTGGGAGGGCATCCGGATGACAAGAAGTCAATTTTGGATAAAAGTTAAAAAAACACAGGATGCGTACAATCGGTCCGATAATCCTGTGGCAAAACAGATATGGCATTTAAAATTATTAAATTTGATGATGCGATTAGAAGAAGTGGAGAGTAAAACAAATGGCGAGTAGATATTCGACAATAGCAATTAAACCCAAGGTACATGAAGATATAAAAAAATTAGCAAAACATAGTTTTCAAACTGTGGGTGGTTATATTGAAAAATTAATTGAAAAAGAAATGAAACAATTCAAATGGGAGAAAGATAATGGAAAAAGTAATTTGTCCCAATTGTAAAGGTAATGGTTACATTAGATTATCATTTGAAGCAGAAGAATCAATTGAACAGTGTAAAGTATGTAAGTCTCAAGGTGAATTAAATTCAAAAGAACATTTTAATCAAACTTGGCAAGAACCTGATTCACCAATGAGAACTATGTATTTTGGACCACCTTTAGATCCAGATGGATTTCCAGATTATAAAATTGAACCCAATGAGGAGGAGAAACAATGAACGACGCAGCTATGTGGAGTAAAGAAGATAATGCACGACTTATTGCATTAGATGAAAAAGGATGGAAAGTGAGAGATATTGCTATATTAATGAATAAAAGTAAGAATGCTGTTGCCGGCAGATTACACAGAATTAGAATTAAAAATGGCCACAAGCCACAATATCATAGAGGTGTAAAAAGGAGATATATAGCTGAATCAGAGAAAATAGGAGAACGTAAATGTAATTTATGTAATCAAACTTTTCCTATTTCTACAGTATTACAGAGATTCTGCGAACCATGTAAAAGAACTGATTTTTACAGGCATGCGGGGTAAAATTTAGTGGTATCGGAATAGGTTTTTATTCCAGTCCATAAAACGCTGAAATGCAGGACGACCCGGAGAAAGTCCGACGAAGTAGAATTCCCGGGGAAATAGAAACGAAAGAACAAAAGCCACTATATATTGCGACAAATTGTAATTTGTTGTATAATAACTTCCTGGATTAGTAGGTGAACTCCGAAATTCCAGGAAGGATTTATGTACTTAGCTAATAAAACAAAAGTCCATAAGAAATTATTAGATCGATTGATTAAAGGCTTGCGCCCTACAAACTCGAGCGCCAGGGCGCTAGTCCTACTTGCAAAATATAATATTTTCGATAAAAATCTTATAAAAGATAAATTAAAACAGATGGAGGGAGACAATGTCCTCTTATTCACTACCAAACAGCCCAATTAAAGAAGTTAAACATTGTCATAAATGTGGCAGAGTTACCTTACATTTTTTAAACTCTAAACATGATGTTATACTTAAACCAGAGATATGGGATGAATTGGTTCGTAAAGGATTTAATGCAATGAGGCGTTATATGTACATTCCTAAAGAATTATTGGACCTGGATCCTAAATTTTTCTAGTATAGAATGCACAGAAATATTTTTTTAAAAAAAATTAAAAAAAATGTCAAAATAGGTGTAACCGGTGTAACCGGTCTGCAAAGCCTTATCCAGCCTCATAAATGGGTTACACTATGGTGTAACCAAGGTGTAACCGGTGTAACCGTAAAACCAGTGAGAGAAACATTTTTGGGATTTTATTTGAGTTTTCTGTTAAAAACATTCTATACATTGTAAAATGAGTCAATTAACTGAAATTAACATAACTGCTAAACAAAGAAAGTTTGCAGAGCTTTTGGTAAAGCATGATGGAGAAAAAAGTGCAACAGAGTGTGCTATTCTATCTGGTTATCCTAAAAAAACTGCTAGAATATATGCTAGTAGATTACAATCAGCTAAAGAGTTTCCAAAGGTTGCTAATTATATATCATTATTAAGAGAAGAAATTCACAAAAAGTATATGTCTAATTTGACTAGACATATGAGAAGATTAGATGAACTAAGCAAAAGTGCAGAAGCAGAAAAAAATTATTCAGCAGCAGTAAATGCAGAAGTTTCACGAGGAAGAGCTGCAGGATTATATGTAGATCGAAAGGAGATATTAACAGGTTCAATTGATAAAATGAGTAAGGTCGAAGTAGCAGATAGGCTCAAAGATCTAAGGAATAGATTTCCAGAAGTCATTGTAGACGCATCTCATGAAGAGATTGAATCCAAAGACTAATAAGCATTTTGTATGTGGGGTGGATGTTAGAGAGGATGGGTACGTTTTCGACGGGTATATGACCGGAAGATTAAAGAAAGATGGCTACTATAAAGAGAATTGGAGAGAACCAAATAGTTATAAAAGAAATGTAGCTAACAAAAAGATTTATAAAAAAAATTTGTATGACAAGGTATGTAACTATTTAAATGAGTATAAGTTAAACAAAGGTTGTCAAAAATGTGGCTACAAGGATAGTCCATATGCATTAGAGTTTCATCACAGAGATAGAAAACATAAATTTAAAAATGTATCAAACATTAGAAAAAGCAGTTGGAAACAGCTTGATAACATAGTCGAAGAAGTAAAAAAATGTGATATTTTATGTTCAAATTGTCATAAAATTTTGACCTC